CTGGCCATAGTATAATGGATAATACAGCGAGCTTCTACCTCGCGAATGTGGGTTCGATTCCTGCTGGCCGGACCATATTGCTCTTATAGTATAAAAGCATTACACTACATTGGTAATGTAGAAACGGTGGAGCATTACCACCTGAGAGCACCACTTGACAAAAATTGATAAATGTAGTATAATACTAGTATACAAATTATCAAAGGCCTGTATGCAGATCATCATGGAAGGCAGGGCTAGCCCTACCAAATCAATCATAGAAACTTCCGCGAACTTCTTTGCCAAAGAACTAGGATTGCACCGTAGCCGTTTTACTCTGTTGATTATGACTGAAAGAGGAATGTCTCGTAAAGAGGGCATGCGAGGTGCGGTTCATAAAGTAGGTCCAAAATTTCTAACCATGATCATAGACTCTGGACTAGAGTTTGAAAGACTGATCATTACCTTGGCGCACGAAATGGTGCATGTCAAACAGTATGCTCGTGGCCAGATCAAACCTAGTCGCAGTTGTAAGACACACTATTGGATGGGTCAGCACATACGCAAAAGTTACTATGACCAACCTTGGGAAATTGAAGCTTATACCAAAGAACGTGTGTTAGCCAATAAAATTTTTGCTATAACAGGAGCATGATATGAATCCATGGATACAAAACGTAGCACTCAGCGACATCCGTAAAGGATTCCACATCGATGCAGGCATAAACTCTATGCTGATTCAAATTGTAGATCCTCCTGGAGATTTTCCTACTCCCAAGCATCAATTCAAAGAAGTTCATCAATTTCAATTCCTTGATATCGAAGAAAAAGACTTTGCGTTGGACGAGGCTATGCGTTGCAGTCAAGAACAGGCCAACGAGCTAGTTCGACTGCTACAACACGCACTGGAGAATCACATGAATGTAGTTGTTCATTGTCATGCTGGCGTTTGCCGCAGCGGGGCGGTTTGCGAAATCGGTGTTATGCTAGGCTTCCGTGATACCGAAGCGTTCCGCAGTCCCAACCTATTGGTCAAGCATCGCATGATGCGAGCTTTGGATTGGTTATACGATGAACAGGAACCTCATTCAATCAATGGGATTCCTCTGCAACAGGACTGGATCAACGACAACGAAAAGGTCTTTATGTTAGCCGACGAACGTAGAGCTCGTAGAAAAAGAGAAGGTGGCATATGAATGTATCAAGTATTCAACGATATCAAATACAACAGTATAATCTAGAACAAAGAAATCTGCAAGAAAAGCGAGAAGAAGATTATCGTAAGCTAACAGAACGAAAAAACTTCGAACAGATGGTTGCAGAGCGGGTGGCGAGGAATCTACGATTAGATTTAGATAAAGGTAAAAACATTGATCTAGAATGTTAATAAAGAAAGGAGCACAAGATGCCTAGCGTATTTTTAGTATCAGATACACACTTCGGACACGCAGGTGTCTGCCGTTTTACCCGTGACGATGGCACTAAATTACGCCCTTGGGACTCTGCTGAAGAAATGGACGAAGCCATGGTCAAGGCGTGGAACGAACGTGTAAAACCCGCTGACAAGGTGTACCATTTGGGCGATGTTGTTATCAACCGCAAAGCATTGAGTATTTTGCATCGGTTAAATGGTGACAAGGTGCTGATCCGTGGAAACCACGATATTTTCAAGGACACGGACTATCGTGAACACTTTCGTGAATTACGTGCATACCATGTGATGAACGGTATGATCTTGAGCCATATTCCTGTACACGAAGCCAGCTTGGGTCGGTTTGGTGTTAACATACACGGACACTTACATTCAAATCGTGTGCGTAAAGCCCGTGGAGTGGATGCTAGAACAGGTGCTGTTTTGTACGGTAATGAAATAGATGTTCGTTATCATTGTGTGTGCGTGGAACAGACACCGGATTTTGCACCCATTTTGTTTGAAGATGTTATTCGTAACATCGAAGCAGAAGGTGGCGAAGTGGGTTTTCGAAACGGCAACGGTCCTACAGTGGATTAGGACATAGTCCTATTTTAGCGCCAGCCCTAAGGCGCTTACAAAAAGGGCAAAATAGCACCTTCGGGTGCTATTTTTTTGACTGTGTGTTCTCGACTCTGTGACATAAATATACTAGTAGGAACAATTCCAGGAGTTGAGATATGCCATTACAGATTCGAAGAGGAACTGAATTACAAAGAACCTCTATGACACAGCCATTAGCAGTAGGCGAGCTGCTTTTTGTTACGTCCCCAACCAATAGAATTTACGTAGGCGATGGCACTACATTGGGAGGCATTGCTGTAACCGGGTATACTGATGAAAATGCGCAAGATGCAGTTGCACCTATGTTTACCGGAGGATCGCATTCCGGTATTAACTTTGTATATAATGATGCCAGTAACATAATCAATGCTACCGTTGATCTATCCAATTATAACGGAACGATTAGTGCCAGTTCATTCAAAGGAACACTAGTTGCAGACGATTCAACCGCACTGGTTGATGCTGTAGATGGCAGAATATTCTTGGATGGCACAGTCAAGGGAAATATTGTTCCAGATGCAGATGTGGCCTACGATCTAGGCAGTGCTACATATCGATTTAGAGATCTGTATCTCAGCGGATCAAGTATAAAATTAGGTGCTGCCACAATCACAGCCACTGGTACTGCAGTAAATCTACCACTAGGATCTACGATTGGCGGATCAGCGATAGGAATACCCGGCGGCGATTTGAATGTTAATATCGTGGCTGACGACAGCACAGTTATTGTGAATACCACCACAGAAGTTGTAACTGCACAGGGCGGATTTGTAGGTAACGTCACAGGCAACGTCAACGGTGTCATTACTGGTACAGCTGGATCATCATTAGTAGGTAATGTAACTGGTAACTTAACAGGTAACGTTACAGGCAACGTCAACGGTATCGTTACTGGTACAGCTGGATCATCATTAGTAGGTAATGTAACTGGTAACTTAACAGGTAACGTTACAGGCAACGTCAACGGTATCGTTACTGGTACAGCTGGATCATCATTAGTAGGTAATGTAACTGGTAACGTAACTGGTGACCTAACCGGTAACGTAACAAGTACAGGTACAAGTACATTCACTACAGTTGACATCAACGGTGGTACTATTGACGGTACAACTATTGGTGCAACAACTGCATCAACAGTAAGAGGTACAACAATTACAGCTACAACTAGCTTAACAGCTCCTATATTTATCGGTAACTTAACTGGTAATATAATCGGTAATGTTAATGGAAATGTCACCGGTAATATAATCGGTGATGTTAAGGGAAGTGTGTTTGCTGAAGATAGTACTCTAATGGTGGATGCTACTAGTGGAAATATTAACACCGATAACTTGACAGTAATCACTAAAATAAATGTAGATAATATTGAAACAACTGGATTAAATGTAAGGACCAATGCTAATAGCCCATTATCTATTACAGGAATAGGAACACTAAGTCCAGGCACAAGTAATGTATTTTTCAATATTAGAGCAGCCAAGGGGTCAATTACATCCCCAACTACAACTGCTGGTGGCGATTACCTTGGCGGTGTTAATATTCAAGGGTATACCGGATCTACTTATAAAACAGCAGCAAGTATACAAGCTATCTGGGCTCCGGACGCCACATTATCAGACACATATCCAGCCTCGGCAATAGCAATTAGTGTGGGAGGTAATGGATCAGTTCTCCATTCTGCTGTTTTAGGTCCTCAAGGAGTTTTCACTGTCCCTATATTCCAAATGACCAATTATGCTACAACGGCATATCCGTCCGGTGGCCCGATTTCATTATTATCTGGTGTTACTATTACAGGAGTTGCCGGACAATTCCAATGCACTGCGACAACACTAACAGTTGGCGGAACTGTAACTATTAGGGGAACATTGGCTGGCGCAACTATTAGTGGATATGCTAGCCCTACGACTTACTATATTGTTGCAACTAATGGTACAACTACATTTACTCTATCAACTACTAATGGTGGATCGGGCGTTACTACTTCCGGAACGACCCCAACTGGGGTGACGTATGAATTATCGTTACCACAAAAAGGCATGATAATATTTGATAGTACTACAAATGACTTCATGGGCTACAATGGAACAGCTTGGGTAGCATTTACTGGGCCTTAATTTACTAAAGTTTAAAAATAAAATACCAATCTTAGGATTGGTATTTTTTTGACTCTATAAATATCATCATGGCACTAACACTATTAACTTCGGGAACAACTAAAGAACCTAAAACAGTAGTTCACTCATGGGATTACATAGAAAAATGTATCCAGAGATCTATTAAAGAAACTGAGATGACTCAAAATGATATTGTTTTAGATGTATTCCCTGCTAACACTATTGCTCATTATACTATAACAGCTATGCCTACATATCGAAGCGGAGCAAAACTTGTTTCTGCAAGGTTTGAAGCTACAGATTATTTTCAGAAATTTAATCAACACAGACCAACATACATTGCACTCATACCTAGACATTGGGAAATTCTAAAAGAAAATCCTGCATGGGATAACTTGGATATGAGTTGCGTTAGATATATGGTCACCGGCAGCAGCCCAGTAACACAAACTATGATTGACGATTTTCTAAATAAAGGAGTTAAGACTGTGGCTAATTGGTACGGAATGACTGAGATGCCGCCGCCGGTATTCGTTGGCCACAATTCAGAACAATTTGACTTTACTGCTAAGTCGGGGTATGCCGTGGAATTTGCAGATAATGGAGAATGCTTTATTAACGGATTTCCTACTGGTGATTTTTTTGATGTTAAAAATCGTAGATTTTTAAAAAGAAGCACTGAAGTGAGTAATAACAAAACCTGGAAGCAAATTTAATCAGTTTTCCAATAAACTGATACACTCACTACTATTCGTGGTGGTAACGTTATAGTCACACTGTGGAACTCTTTTACATTTAACTTATGCCACCTGAATTTTTCTATATCATGTTCTTCTATTAAATTTTTATCAACATCGTGAAAGTTAGTCCTGGCATTGCCTGTTTCTAAAACATAATTGTATGCAACATCACGAGTGTTATCTTTGTGTGCGGGCAAGTCGCCAGACAGCACAAAGATATGAACATCATGTTCAATATCAAATATAGAATGTGTGAACGCTTTTAATTTTTCACTAGCTTTGATACTGTTCCACGCAGTGTGTTTTTCTGCATCTGAATTCTTTGGTTCTGCATGTCTATCTTCGGTCGGTGTATTTCTAATTGTTTGATAAATATCAACTATTAGTTCTTCTGGAATCTTCGGTAAATCTAAGTATTCTAAGTTCATGAGTAAGCCTTTATAACTTTGAATTTATCGTAATCAAAATCTCCAAAGACCCTAATGCTGATTTGTCGGCCGTTACTATCACGAAAACCGTGAGGAACCGAATCATCAAACAACACATATTTCTCTTGAACTTCTATGCCAGGCATCTGCATAGGAACTTGCAATTCTGAAGCAATAGTCAACCCTATTTTGTAGGAACTATCGTCGGGAGTTGAATCGTTGCTATCAACATGCATAACAAGCGGTCCGTCTAATATAAATGCCCGTATCATTCCAATAGTATCGATAGGTAAGGATTTCACTAGAGATTGTATGTAAGGAATGTGTAACTCGGTGTCCCAGTACCACGCAGAATGCGGTATTGATTTTGCAGATTTAAAATCGTTGAAAACTTGAAAGTCGTTTTTAGTAAGAAAAATGTTTTTCCAAAAATGCCCAGAAGTCTTATCGACTCCGATCTCCCATTTACTGCTAGGAATGGCAAGCAACTCTTGTGTAAGTAAGCCATCGTCAACATCGATGTCAACAGCAATTGCTTTGATATTAGTAAAGTCCATAAATCTATTTATGTACCCATAGTGCTCTATAAATATAACCATGATGCATATAGAAGATAAACTGCAATCGTTTTTGGACAAAACCCTTACTGCTGACATCACCCTTGCCTGTGAGCAATTAGACGAATACAAAATTAGACGACAAGATACAGCACATTTGAAGGGAACAATGTTTGAAAAAGGTTCGATGAACTGGAGCCCGAGTTTTCAAGACAGCCCCAACAGGATTTTTATTGGGGCATATTCAAGTATCCGTAGTGGAGGATACATGCGTAGCAACATCTTCATGGGACGACACAGCGGTATAGGATATCGATGCACTATAGCGGCGGGTATGCATAATTTCTCAGGAGTGAGTATTAATCCAGATACTATTATGGCTAGAGAATCAAACTATAGCGACTACGAACTGGAAATACTAGATATCACTAGAGACAGAACCAGTAGTAAGGCTATGAATAGCAAACCGGTTGTTATAGGAAACGACGTTTACTTGGGTGACGGTATTATTGTCATGCCAGGCGTTACAATAGGTGACGGAGCAGTGGTTGCCGCAAATGCTGTAGTAACAAAAGATGTAGAACCGTATACCATTGTGGGTGGCGTAACTTCTAAAAAAATTAGAGATAGATTTCCAGATACTGTTAAAGAACAGTTATTAAAGACACGCTGGTGGAATGTTAGATTAGACATTTTAAAAACATTACCGATAGACAATGTTTTTAACTTCATATCTGCATTTAACGAACTAGAAGGTGAAATTTGGGACAGTATTCCTACGCTGGACTATAAATGAACTACCAATTACACAAAAACGGATGGACTGTTATCATTGACGATTTTGATATGTCTTGTGCTACTAACCAAGAATTGTTTGACTTGGCAAAATTATGTTCAGTATATACTTGTGTTAAAATTAGAAATCAGTGTCTTACAATTGATCGTGAACTAGAAATTATCAAATCTTTTGAAAATCCTTATCAATTATTTAAACCCGATCATGAAAAGTTTAAACAGTTTAGTTTAGATAAAGAAGGTTACATAGGACGAGTTACATCTAATGCTATAGCAGGACATAAAGAAGAAATGTTATGGCACAACGAAGCACCCGGTGAGCGCATAGGCTCTGATATTGCATGGCTATATGCTGAAAAAGGTGTACACGGATCTGTAACTATTTGGAATAATACTGCGGTTGCTTACAAAGATTTAGACAATATTACTAAAGAAAAAATTAAAAATCTTAAATGTATCTATTTTGGAAACGTTAATCACAGTATAGAAAGAACTGAAGAAAATTTTAATAACAGAAAAATATACAGTACAACAGTACCACTAGTTTATACTAATCAATCTAGGGTGACAGGATTACATTTAAGTTTACATCAATTTGAACGTTTTGACGGTATGACTAGAGAACAAAGTTTTGAAATAGCAGAATCCTTATTTGAGTTTGTTACTCAAGACAAATATTGTTATTTTCACGAATGGCAAGACGGTGATGTATCTATGAGTGATCAGTGGTTAGGAGTCCACAAACGCTTACACTTCGAAAGTATGGACAATAGACTAGTACATCGTGCCACTTTTAACTATCCCAAAGAATTATAATGAGAGAATATTTTGTATCAGAATCCAAGTATCTAAACTTGAATATCACATTTCCATATAAAGAAATGCTTGAAGAAGCCAAGGCACTTAGACAACGTTATGTTAAACACAGAGAAGGAACAAGCAATGGATGGCACGGTCTTGTACTACATGGGTTAGATGAGCATAAGACTGGTGCTTGGAAAAATTATGGCATTGCTAATTCAACAGAGGCAAGTGATTTAATGCACTGGACTGAAGCTGCTAACCTTACTCCTATAACAAAAGACTATTTTGTAAATCACTTTCCTTGTAAAAAATATAGCAGAGTTAGATTCATGTTATTAGAAGCAGGTGGATTTATTGATTTTCACAGTGATAGTAAAGGACCTATTATCGATAATATTTCGTTTGTATTAAATAGTCCAGAAGGATTTGAATGGCGCTGGCAAGACGGTAGTCCTAATTTAGATATGCAACCCGGACATGCGTATGCTATGAACATTCATTACCATCACGGTTTATGGAATAACAGCAATGAAGATAGATAT